GATACAGATGGTATAGTCTACATGACCTTTACCCCAGAACGTGGGATGACTTCAGTAGTAAGCAGTTTTATGAACGATCTAAAACCTGGGCAGAGCTTGATAACAGCAACTTGGGACGATGTAGAACACCTAGACGAAAAGACAAAAGAACAACTTTTATCAGTTTATAGCCCTGCTGAAAGGGACATGCGTTCCAGGGGGATACCTGTATTTGGCTCAGGGTTGGTGTTTCCTGTATCTGAAGACGATATTGTATGCGAAGATTTTGAGATACCGGATTATTATCCAAAATTGGCCGCTATTGATTTCGGATATGACCACCCCACGGCGGTTTCTTGGGCAGCGTATGACCCAGACGATGATATTATTTATATCTACGATGAACACCGGAGAAGCAAAGAAACACCACTGACTCACGCAGCTGTACTGAACTCAAGAACACCGGGGATACCAGTAGCCTTTCCCCACGATGGGCTACAACATGACAAAGGGTCAGGAATACAGTTAGCACAGCAATACAGAGACCTTGGCGTATATATGCTACCTGATCACTTTAGCAATCCCCCTACGGAGGGTAAATTAAATGGTAATAACTCTATTGAAGCGGGCCTTAGCATCATGCTGCAACGCTTTGAAACTGGTCGCTTGCAAATTTTTGTGTCTTGTGTTGAGACCCTTGAGGAAATGCGTCTCTACCATAGAAAAAATGGACGAGTGGTGCCGATTAAAGACGATCTTATAAGCGCAATGAGATACGCTTCACTTTCCATAGAGCGGTTTGGAGAACAACTGAAGAACAAAACGCACTACAGGAAATATGGGTTTGAAAAAGAAATCAAGTACTCCAGTGTAGGAATAGTATAATGGATAAGCTAACTCAATACTATGTAAAAACTAATAACAAAAAGAATAAACAAAAAACTAAAAAACTTAAAGAAATGAACGATGTTTTTAAAGGTACAATGCTTTCCGAAGGGTATGAAGGACCAGTCAAACGTACAATGATGCAAGGCGTAAACAATCTCATTTCTATGTTTAGGGATAAAGACTCAGCAAGAGCAATGCGTCATGCTAGAAAAGCTGCCAAAATTAAACGTAGTAGACAGTAAAGAGAAAAAGCATGGCTCATAACCTAGACGATGATGAAATTTTATCAATGGTCGAGGGGGAGATTAACGGTTCCTCTGACTATATGGATTCTGAGATTAGCTCCCAACGCGAAAAGGCAATGGAGTACTTTTACGGGGAGCCTTTTGGAAATGAAGAAGAAGGTCGCTCTCAGGTTGTTGTAACAGACGTTCAAGATACCCTGATGTGGATGATGCCGTCCCTGATGCGTATCTTTACAGCTGGTGACAAGGTTGTCAAGTTTGTTCCAGAGGGTCCAGAAGACGAAGCTATCGCAGACCAAGCTACCAAATATGTAAACCATGTTTTTTATAAACAAAACGATGGTTTTATGGTCTTATACAATATGTTCCTAGATGCCCTGATGCAAAAGGTAGGCATTGTAAAGCACTATTGGGAGGATATTGAAAAGACCACAACTGAAACATACGAAAACTTAACAAACAACGAGTATAATTTATTAATACAAGACGAAAAACTAGAAGAAATAGAACATGCTGAAACTGTCGTTGTAAAACAAGCACTCGATCCTATGACAGGCGAGCCTGTAGAAATCGAAGAGATTTCACACGATGTTACCTTTGTAAGGTCGGCAATGACTGGTAAAGTCACTATTGAAAACGTGCCGCCAGAGGAGTTTTTAATAAACAGAGGTGCTAAGACGATTGAAGACGCTAGGTTTATTTGCCATCGTTCTCATAAGTCCAAAAGTGATCTGTTAAAGATGGGCTATGATTCAGAGGTTGTAGACTCCCTCCCAGGATATGTCGGAGGTGCGGACGATATTACAACGTCCCAGGAGTACATGGCTCGCCATGCTTACGATGCAACAGATGTTTACCCTAATCAAGCCTCTGCTGATTCAGAAATGGTTGTGCAGATATACGAGTCGTACATGAAAATAGACATGGATGGCTCTGGTATTAGTGTCCTACACAAAGTCTGTCATGCTGGTAACGAGTTGTTGGATATTGAGCCTATAGATTACATTCCGTTTTCTACAGTTTGTCCAATTCCGATACCACATAAGTTTTTCGGATTAAGCGTTGCAGAGACAATACAGGACGTTCAGCTTATTCGTTCTACCTTGACTCGTAACTTGTTAGATAATATGTACCTTGCCAACAACGGTAGATTCCAAGTTGTTGAGGGTCAGGTAAACATTGACGATCTTTTAACAAACCGTCCAGGTGGAATTGTCCGTACTCGTAGTCCAAATGCTTTAACCCCTATTCAAACACCTCCCCTGAGTGGTGACAGCTTTAAAATGCTGCAATATTGGGAAGACATCAAAAGTGGACGCACTGGTGTCAATCCTAAAACCCAAGGGTTATCCGCTGATGTTTTAAAAACGCATGTAACGACAGGCGCAGTAACAGCTGCCCTGACAAATGCACAAGGACGGTTGGAGCTAGTTGCTAGAATATTTGCTGACACTGGTGTTAGAAACTTATTTAAACAAATTTACAATCTCATTCAACGCTATGAAAATCGTAAGAAAATTGTACGTCTGAACAATGAGTATTTTGAAATCGATCCCGGTAGTTGGCGAGAAGACCTAGATGTAGATGTCGAGGTCGGTATTGGATACGGAGACCAAAATGAAAGGTTGCAAAATATGAGCAATCTTGCTGGTCTTGTGGAAAAGGTGGCTACTCAAACCAAGGGAATTGTTCAGCCCCAGAACATATACAATCTCGTTACTGAAATAGCAAACGAGATGGGTATTAAAAATGTAGACAAGTTTATTAGCCAGCCGCCAACAGAACCTATGCCGCTGAGTCCGCAAGAGCAACTGGCGCAAGCTCAAGCACAAGCTATGATAACAGAAGCACAGGCGTCTCAGTTAGAAGCTCAGGTAAAAGCCAAAGAGTTAGAGCTAAAGTCTGCTAAGATGGAACTAGAACGTATTGAACTTGAACATAATATGGCGTTGAAGAGGGAAGAACTAAAGCTCAAAGGTATAGAGCTAGGTTTTGAAATGAACTCAGATAAAAACATTAAAGCTTAGGAAAAGTCAAATGGCCCGACAAAATAACTACTACAGAGTAAATTCAAGTGAAAACTTGTCTGCTACAACTAGCTCTGGAGCAACTCGTTCTGGAGGATGCCCAGCGCAAGTCACTAAGGTGAGAATTGCTACAACTGCGGATGTGTTTGTTAAAATTGGTCCAGGCGCAGACCCTACAGCTACGGTTGCAGCTGGTGTGTTGATAAACGCATCAGATTCAAGCATTTTTACAGTTGTTGAAGCTGACGAAATAGCTGCAATTACTGCCAGCGGAACTGCTACGGTTAATATCACTTGGCTGGAAGGCTAATAGGAGTTTACAATGGCTACGAACAAAAAAATCACTGAGCTTACAGAGTTAGTCGAAGCGGATTTGGCAAACGATGATGTTCTAGCAATTGTAGATGTTAGTGCTGGAGAGACGTTTAAAGTCAGAAAGTCTACTTTGGCATCTGCTTTGGCAGGGGTAGCCACCCTTGCAGCAACGACACCAGTAGCTGTCAATCAGGCCACAGGGTCTGTAACAGTAAGTTTAGGCACTGTCCCTATTACATCTGGAGGAACTGGTGCTACTAGTGCTTCAGCAGCTTTGTCAGCATTGGGAGGTTTTGCAGACCCCTTAACTACTAGGGGGGATGTTATAATTCGGGGAGCTTCTGCAACCCAAAGACTTGCAATTGGTTCGGCAAATAGAGTTCTTACTACAGACGGAACTGATCCAGCGTGGTCTACTATTACAAATGCTATGTTGGCGGGTTCAATTGATCTTACATCAAAAGTAACTGGTGCATTACCATTAGCCAACGGTGGTACTAATGCTACTTCAGCCGGTGCTGCTAGGACCAGTTTAGGCGCTGCTGCATTGGGAGCAAACTCTGATATTACATCCCTGACCGGATTAACAACTGATCTCGCTATTACTCATGGTGGAACTGGGGCATCTTCAGACTCTGCCGCCAGGACCAACTTAGGGGTTGCAATTGGATCAGACGTAGCTGCTTTCAACGCCGATACGCTCTTTGCAGATGTTAGTGACAACCTTACCGCTGGTTACTCCAGTGACTTTGAAGTAATAGGCAATTCTGGAACGGGTACACAGACGCTTGAGATTGCGACGGCAAAAGAAAACCTTAAAACGCTTACAATTAACGGCAGCTTTACCCTTGCTCCACAAACTGTAAATTCGGTAATTGCAATGGTCACAACCAATGACGGCACAGGCGGCTACACGATTACCACTTCCGGGTTTGACAAGGTCTCTGGAACTTATAACAACGCTGCATCTGCAAAGCATCTTATGCGCTCCACTGTCATTGATGGTACACAAGTTCTGGAAATTCTGGAGATTGCTTAATGACGCTTATTAATCCACTTTTAGGTGGCAATCTT